GACTAAAATGGAAGTAGGTAAAGACACTAAATTTACATTATCTGTAGAAACAGGTATTAGTATCGTAGTTACTATAGGTATGATTATAGGTATGTGGTATTCCTTGCAAGCAGAGATAGAACTTGCTAAAGAACTACCAGAGCCTGAGGTTTCACGTATGGAATATGATTTGAAAGATCAGATGATTCGTGATTCAATTTTAAACACAGAAGAAAAAGTAGATAAACTTGAAGAGAAAGTAGATTCTGTTAAAGATGATACAAGAATGATACAAGAAACTCTACTTGATATGAATAAAAACTAATGAGGATGAATCATGAGAAAGTTTATATTATCATTATGCTTATGGCTTGGATTATCGTCTACATGGCTACACTCTCAGTCTGTTAACTTAGATAGTTTTCAATCTATACAGGCTTTGAATATACAGAACTGTGCAGTAGTACAAGTAAATGCATCATGGAACTATAAGAATAGAGTAAGCATAGAAAAGCTTGCTGACTTATGTTATGTAGGTGAAATAGATTTAAATAATAAAACTATAGGTGCAGTCATACAAAAAGAATGGAACATTAAAGTTGTTCCTACTATTATTATCTTAAAAGAAGGTAAAGAAGTTATGAGGTACGAACCTGGTATTAGCATGAGATTTGACGAAGAAGAAGTATTTCGTAAGATTAAAAAAGAAATTAAATAATTAGGAAAAAGATAAAATAATATGTATATTACAATTAAAAACTGTTAGGAGATAACAATGGCAATGGGAGCACCAAAGAAGAAAACGAAGAAACCAATGACTTTTGGACAAACGTTTGCAAAAAATAGAAAAGCGGGTAAAGCTACTTTTACATATAAAGGTAAAAAATATAGTACTAAAACTAAAGAAGAAGTATCAAGAAAAGCTACACGCAAAACTAATAAAGCTAAAAAGAAAATAGTTAGAAAAGTAACTAAACGTGGAAGTGGAGTAGGAGTAGGAATACGTACGAGATCAAGAAGAGCTGCAAGAGTTCAAGCTAGAAAAACCAGAAGAGCTAACAGAGCTATGAGAAGAAAATCATAAATGATAGAGAGAGGTAGTTATGAGTAATGTAACAAGAAAACGTAGAGAAACTTTAGGTAAAAAGGCTTTAGGTGTTGGTCTTGTTGTAGGTGCTGGATTGATAGAGCATAAAACAGGTTATAAAGTTACTGGAGCTTTAGGTAAAGGGGCGGATAAGGCATTTTCTGCTTTAGGTACAGCTGGAAAAAACATTAAAACCTTTGGAGGTAATGTAAAAAAATCTTTTATGGATGCTTACAATCCACCAAAACCTAAGAAAATACCTAAGAGTCGTAGGTTGACAGCTGGTCCAGGACCAAAATTAAATGAGACTCTACTCTTAGGAGAAGGTAGTGGAAAAAATAGACCTGGTACAATACATACACCACCACCTAAAAAACCTTATAGAGGTCGTGGACAAGGTGGACAACCTAAACCACCTAAGATTAGTGTACCTAAGTTAACAGGAGGAGTTATAGGAGAAGGTAAAATTGGTGGAAGAAAAATAGGAACACAGACTTTGAATACTACTGGTATGCCTAAAGGACCTGGTACTAAAGTTGGAAGTTTTAAACCAAAATTAACTTTAGATAGTAAGTTAATGGGCGATTATAAGTCTATTGAAAAAACTAAAGCATCTGCAAAAAAAAGACAAACAAATCTAATAAAAAATGCTCCAGGTAAAGCAATGCAACCAGGAGATACAGTAGGTGCTCGTAGTAAAGCAAGATCTTCAGTAGCTGCAAAAGTTAAAGCTAGTAGAAAACGTACATCAAATAAAGTTACTAAGATTCAAAAAGGAATAGATACTAGAGCTAAACAAGTTGCCAAAGATACTGGAAGATCAACAACTCAGGTTAAAAAGTTTAACAAGAGAATGTCAACATCTGCTGGTAAAGATCAATTAAATAAAGCATACTTAGGTTCTCGTGGTATAAAACCTAAACTTAAATTAAATGCAGCAGCTATGTTAAATCCAGCTGGTATGGCTATAGATATGGCAGGACAGCATAGTAAAGCAGCTAATCCTGATGCATACACTAAAGGTATATTTGGAGGAGATGTTGCTAAAAAAAGTATACCTGGTTTTATAGCACAAACATCTACTGGTAAAAAAATAAAGAAGAGAGTTAGTGGATTAAAAAATAAAGTGAAGACTAGATTTAAATTCTAACTAACAACAAGGAGAAACAATGGCTAAAGAAAAAGTCAACCTTAGAAAAGAAGCAGAAAGTAAAATGGAATCATTAGTAGAGCAACACAATGAACTTGCTGGTAATATACAGGAAGCTAATGCTAGACTAGGAGAAGTAAAACAAATGATCGTTGAGCATCAAGGATATATGAAAGGTCTTGAAGCTTGCGACGAAAACTGTCAGGAGAAAAAATAATGGGACCAATATTAGGTAAGTTACTAACTAGTTTAGGAACTGAGAAACTGTTGAAAGCAATCATCTTACATTTAGGTGATTTCTTAGTAAGTAAGTCATCAAATAAATTAGATGATAAACTATGGGCTGAAGTTAAAAAAGCTCTAAATAAAAAATAGGAGGTACCATTGAAACTTAAGGAACGTGGTATAGTAATACCAGACCAGCATTATCCTTTAGAAGATAAGGCTGCAGTTAATTGTGTAGTAAAAGCTATACAAAAAATAAAACCAGACATATTTGTTAATTTAGGAGATGTTGGGGAGTGGGAATCTGTTTCTGCGTGGAAATATAAAGACAAGAAACTACCACCGCTTGAGTTTCAATTACCTATTGTTAATGAAGATATACGATTGGTAAATGAAGGATTAGATGTTTGGGATGAAGTATTGGAAGAAGTTAAATGTAAAAAGAAATATTTACTTCAAGGCAATCACGATCTCTGGCTGGATAATTTTTCTAATAAGTATCCCTATCTTAGTAATTACAGTTTTTTTAAAGCGTGTAAAATAAAAGAAAGAGGATATAAATATACTGAGTATAATTTACCAATACAAATAGGTAAGCTAACATTCTTTCATGGAGCGTTTGCTACAACATATCATGCAAAGAAACATTTAGAAACCTATGGAGAGAATGTGATGTATGGACATACTCACGATATACAGAGACATACACTAACAAAACTTAATGGTAATATTGGTGCTTGGTCTATGGGTTGTTTAAAAGATATGTCACATGAACAAAATAAATGGCTTAAAGGTAGACTACATAACTGGGGCCATGCATTTGCTATTGTTGATTGGTATACAAATGGCGAGTTTAAAGTGGAAGTAGTAGAGATAATAGATGGTAAAACATCTTTGTGGGGAGAGATAATAGATGGCAATGTATAATACAGAGACTGGCAAAGGACAAGAGTTTAAAGGCAAGTCTATTGGTGATAGCAGACGTAAGTATAATCTTAAAACAAAATCAAAGAAAAAAACTAAGGTTATAAATATGAATGATATTACTAGAGGTAATATACTTTGTACAAAATTAAGGAAAGCAAGTGCCAAAGTTAATTAAAAATATAAACAACTTTAGTGGTGGTTTAAATAATAATACTAATAGACGTGATATTATAGACTCAGAGTCTCAAGTATTATTAAACGTATCTAATGAAATACCAGGTAAGTTGGTAATGGAAGGTAGATCTGTTGCTTCTAGTCTTAGTTCTAATGATGTTACAACTATAGATGCTTTGAACTATGGTAATGGATTATTACATACAAACTTGGATAGAAACTTTGGTGCAACTGGTATTAACGAAACTGAGTATTTATTTATTAATGATAAGACTGATAGTATAGTTCGTATATATGATGTTACTAATAGTGCAGCAGAAGCTATGAATATTGACTATGGTAATACTGCATCGTTAGTAGAAATGTATTCAGTTGATGGACAGATAAGAGTTATACCTCATTATGGTAATGCAGGTAATACCCCTAAAGTTTTAGGTTATTATAACTATAATAGAAAAATGGGTTATGATGATACTGGGAATACTCAAGACATAATTAACAATTCTCTTTCTAATGTTTATAGATCTAGCGATTTACATATAGCACCTATACAAGGTGGTAGCAGTA